CTTAATTTCACAGATTATGAATCGATTAAATATTGACCAAATAAATTGGAAAGGTAAAGAAAATGGAAAATTAGTATACGATATTGCTACTTAATTTTAGTTTTTACCTCCTGTAGTGTTTTGTAATTTAGATTTAAAATCAGAACCATCTTGACCGAATTGTAATTGGTCTATTGGCATATTAGTAGCAGTGGCTTCTATACTATCGGTAGTTTTAGATCTCATGATGCCCATATAAAATATACATCCAGTAAAAATTGCTATTGCACTAGCAGCTAAACCAATGCCGAGAACAGTTAAAAATGGTTTAAGTTTTGCAGTTATTTTGTCAGTAGTTTTTTTTACCATTTTTCTTAGTTTACCAAAAACTGCTTTAACTCCTGTACCTATTAAACTCTTAAATGCTTTACCAATTTTCCTGACAATTTTAACGACAAAACGACCAATTTTTGTAAAAAATCCTTTAAATTTTGAAAAAATTTTTTTAATGAACCTACCTATATTTAGTTTTTTTAAAAATTTCTTAATATTAAAAAAACCACCAAAGTGTTCAACTTCTCTATTGTTAGTAATAACTAAGAGTATAAGTACAATTGAAATTGCTACAAGAAAAATTGTATTATTATTATTGTAAATACACTGTTCAACCATGTATATATACTAATATTGAATATATTTTTTGGTTTATATAATCAACATAATTAATTTAATTATTGGGTGGTGATAACAGGGGCATTTGTTTGTGGTGAATTGTTTTCTATATTATTATTTTCTACTGGCATTTGACTGTAAAATAAAAATGCAGCTCCTCCAATAGAAATTATAAAAGCAGCAAATGACATACTTACAAACATTATATGTTTTTTTAAAGGTTTAGTAATTCGTATAATTAAATTTTTTGTCAATCTAGCAATAAAACCAAAAATTAATTTCATACCATTCCATATGAAAGTTCCAAATGCACTTGATACTTTATATAATATTGTGCCAATAAAATTCTTGACTTTTCCTGGGAGTGATTTTATGATACGCCATAAACTTTTAAATGCTTTACCAATGTTTTTAAAAATATTTTTAAATTTATTAATTATTTTCATGAGCGCACCTAGTGCTTTCTTTGCTAATTTTTTAATTTTGCTAATTACCTTCATGAAGCCACTTTTTACTTTGTTAACTGCCTTTCTAACTGCTTTTTTTATAGCTCTACCTACTGCTCCTGCACCTTTTTTAATTGCTCTTGCACCTTTTTTTACACCTCTTTTTATTGCTCTACCCCATTTTCTTATAAAAGCAAAATGTTCTATTTTTTTTTGAAGCTTTGTAACATATACAAGACACAATACAGCACATAAAGCACTTACAATATAACTATTTTTTTCAAGAAAATTGTACATTATATATAAATAAAAGATATATATATATAGGTTTAATATAGATATTTGATAAAAAATTAAATAAGAATTAATTTACAATTAAATATAAAAATGAAAATTCCTATAGTTGATATTAGTTCTATTTTTACTAATAATCAAATAGAAATAACAATCTTAGTCAATAAAGTAAAGTTAATCATGGAAACAATTGGGTTTTTTATGATAAAGGGTCATAAATTTAATCCAATTGTAATGAATAGTTTATGGAATTCGACTAAAGATTATTTTGATCAGCCCTCAGAAATAAAATCTCTTATTAAAATGACACCAACTTATCCCTATGGATATGAAACAACTGAAATATTATCCCAAACGTTTAATAATGAAAAGAGGGTATATTCTGATATGAAAGAAACTTTTCAAGTTTGTCTTAATTATTCTGAAAATAAGTTACCATCTACTCCTAAAGATATTGATAAACATATTACTCAATATTATAATGAGATGAATATTCTTTCTGGTAAAATTTTAGAAATATTTGCTCTAGTACTTGGATTACCTAGATATTATTTCAAAGATAAAATTGATAATCATCAAAGTGCTTTAAGAATGTTAAATTATCCTCATGTTAATAATTATGAACCAGCTAAAATTAGATGTAGCGCTCATTCTGATTATGGAATATTAACAATCTTAAAACAAGATAATACTGGAGGGTTACAAGTATTATCCATAGATGATAATTGGATAGATGCTACTCCACAAGAAGATTGTTTTGTCATTAATATTGGTGATTTATTCAAAAGATGGACAAATGATAAATGGAAATCAACTATTCACAGAGTTATTAATCCAACAATCAAAGAAAATGTAAATAATAGAAGGCAATCAATAGCATTTTTTTTTAATGCTAATCCAGATGCTTTAATAAAGACATTTGATTCTTGTAAAATAAATTGTATATCAAAATATCCAGACATATTAGCAGGTGAATATTTATTAAATAAACATAATTCGAGTAAAATTAAAAATTAAAATTGATACGTATATATTAAAATTTAAAATGAAGAAAAAAATTTGGGGAACTACATTATATATAGACGAGTCGGATATTCAAACAAGATACGGACAATTTAAAGCATATACTTTCCAGGATTTAATTCATAAAGGATATATAATCGCCTTAGTATATGGTAATATGCATAATGATGTATTATATACAAGAATTCATTCATCTTGTATAACATCTGAAACTTTCCGCAGCCAAGATTGCGATTGTGTTCAGCAATTATATGGTGCATTCAAAAAGATTAGTGAAAAAGGTAATGGAATTTTGTTTTATTTAATACAAGAAGGAAGGGGTTGTGGATATGTGGGGAAATCTAGAGCTTGTATGCATGTTCAATACGAAGATGATAAAATCACTACATTTGATGCATATAAAATGCTAGGCATGAAAAAAGATTATAGAGATTATACAAGTGTAAAAGATATTTGTTATATATTAGGTATTACACCTAAATTTATATTAATGACAAATAATCCTGATAAAATTAATAAATTAACAGATTTAGGATTTGAGATAATGAGTACAGAAGCAATTGAATTTAAACCAAATCCTTTTAATCAAGATTATTTAATATCAAAAGCAAAAACAGGGCATGTTTTATATGAAACAAGAACAAAGCAACAGAAATATGAATTAGATTTAGAGAAGTGTAAACCATTTAGACCATATCATTTAGAAAATTGTAAAAGATTTATTCATATTGCTTCTTATTATTTGCCTATTAAACCAATTAATAATAAAATAATTTTGTCAAGTGATAGTTATAATGAATTAAAAAATTCAATAAATGTTAATTATGATATATCACATACCAAAATTCCAAATGATAAATATTTAATAAAGGCAACTCGGAAATTAATTGAAGAATTTCCGAGTTTGCTTTGTAAACCATATTGGTTAAAAATGAATTGCTTTTTTGATGTTTCAACTCATAAGGACGTTCTTATTTTACAATATGGTGATTGTAAAATAAATCCAATTGTCAGAATCCATTCCGAATCAATTTTAGATCGTTTTCCTGTATTAGATAGAGAAAATAGAGAAAAGTATAAAAAATCTCTTCAGATCATGATAAGTCATGGTTCTGGTATGATCATTCATTTTTATGATGATGGTAGGGGTTCTGGATTTGGGGGAGTTGTTTTGAATAAAAAATATGGAAGAGGATTAACGGGAATACGAATGGATGGGCGAGATTATAGAGGGATTTCACATTTAATAAAAGAATTTGTTAATCCAGAAAAAGTAATTTTGCTATATTCTAGTGAAATATCTCAAGAATTATCAATTCAAGAATTTACAAAAGCGGGTATAGTAATTGAAAGATTGATCCATATTTGGTAATTATAATTTTGTACATTTAATAATTTGTGGTAATCCATTTTTAAATTTTTTACCAGAATATTTATAACCTTTTTTTAATTTACCAATTTTTCCACCAGTTTGATGAATACCTCTGTGTTTTCTAACAGATTTTCTAACAGATTTTCTTCGTTTTTTCGAGCCACCACCAAAAACCCATAAAGTTACTGGACTTTCCTTTATTTTGTCTAATTTTTCTTGTGCATCGATTATATCTGCTTGTGGCAGTGTAGTATTTGCAACAATTTGTTCCAGTTTTGTTTTATCTTCATCGCGATGATGATATGACTTATTTTCTAAATAAACTTTATCTGTTTCTAAAAACATTTGACCTTTTCTCCATTTTCTAGGAGTTGCATCATCAGGGATTTTATCTGGGTATTGTTCGATAATTGTTTTAACTTCTCTCGGGATATCTATGACAATTTCATCACCAACTTTCATTGTTTGCCATTGAGTGGGGGGGATTTCTGGAAGAAGCATTTCTTTATGAGTATTATTATCTATAAGAATAACCCAATCATCTTTAAGTGTTTTAATATCTGAAATTATTGGATTAGCAACAGTGAAAAAAACTGCCATTAAGTGCTCATATGTTTGCTCTGTACTATCACGTTGCCATTTTCCTGTACTGAAATTTCTTCTTTCTATAAACCACCACTCTGTATTTTCTGTTTGTCTTCTAAGTCTATATGCAGAACATTTTTCAACAATTTTTCTTTTTCCTTTATGTCGTTTATCATTTGGCAAGTTAATATATGGAAAAGCAGAAACAGTATCGTCAATAATAGAATTACTTTCTTTCGAGTATTTAGACATTTCGACAAATTGTAGTTCATCAATTAATTCTTCGGGTCTTGTTTTAAGTGCGAGGGGTTTTGGTCCACCTTGTTCGGATCTTGAAAAAATATTTAGATTACATTTTTTGTCATCATAATAAAGATATAAAAAATTAATTGTATCATTATTTAACTTTTTTGGATCTATATATATTCCTTTTTGTTCATCAGGGTCTCTTTTTGTCTCAGTTATCTTATTAAACATTGTATAATAATTATATATATAAAATTTTTAATATTAAATATTTAAATATTTAAATCTTGAATACTAATAATATGAATAACCTCATTTGTTCAATTTGTTATGAAATAGAATGTGATGTGATTACACCATGTAATCATTGTTTTCATCGAATATGTTTAGAAAGATGGACAGAACAACGCCCCAATTGCCCAATATGTCGCCAAAATATAAATGAAATAATGAATGATAATGATTCAGAAATAGGAGTTGATTTTACTTTAGATAGTGATACTTATAGTAGTGATGATGAAAACGATAATATCACTATTTTGAATTCATTTGCTAATACAATTAATCATGAATTTAGACAATTTGATAATAATATGGATAGAATTGTCAATAATTTTATGAATATATATAATAATTCAGAAGATTTAAACCGGGGTAATATGGATGAAATAGTTGAAATTACTGAAGAAAATGATAATTTAAGGGATGAAAATTTATTATTATCAAATGAAATAGTATTTCTTAGAAGGCGATTAAGAAATGTAGATAGACAAAATATAGAGAGAAATAATCTCACAAATTTAAGAAGACGGATTTTATGTTTAGAAAATAGTTTAAATGCTATATCTAATAGTAATACTTCTAATCTTATAAATAATTTAAGAGAGAGAATACATATTATTCAAAATGATTATAGTCATTCAAATTATTTGAACAATATTTTGTCTAATAGATTATTAGTTTTAGAAAATTTAGCTTCATTAAGAAGCAATCGTATTAGTAGATTAAGGGGAATAATTGATATTTGTGATAATATCATTATATTACAAAAAAATGTTAAAGAACAATATCAGCAACTACTTCATGTTCGTAATAATGAAGTAGAAAGATTAAGTTATGAAAATGATTATTATAAAAATTATTATAGAGTAACACGAAGTTATTTTAATATAGTCATGAGTTTAATAAACAGTCATAATGAATAAATTATATATGTATTACTTCCCAACCATTAAATGATATTGATGGGTTAGGTGGGTGTAGTGGGGGACGTCCTATTATATCTTGTACTTGTACTTGTTCTCGAAAGGATAATGTGTTTCTGGGTAAGTTATTATTTGGATTAAACCAAATATTTATTTTTTCTTTGTTACATTTTTTATCAAGTTTTCTAATAAGTTCTTCGTAATCAAGTTTTGCCTTCATTTTTTTTATACGATAATAATTATCAATTTTACAAATTTTAGTACTTCTAATAATTTTATTTTGTTTATTTGCGATTAAATTTTCATATATTTGCTTTAATCCATTTAAGTTGCCATGTTCGATAATAAATTCACCAAGTTCTGTTCGTTGCTTATGAACGAATTTATAAAAAGAGAGTTTATCAAGATTATAAAAATCTTTTAAAAATGATAAAATTGTACTTTTATCACCTATTTCAGAAGTGTTTTTCATAATATTCTTTTCATCATTTGAAAGACGAATATTAAAGTCTTTATCGTTAATTAACGATAATCGACCTAGATATGTGTCGTATTGATCAGATATTATCTGTTTTAGTTGTATCTGTTTTAGTTGTATTTGTTTTAAACTCATTTTATAATTATATAATTATAAAATAATAATAAAATAAACACATTTTAATTGAACGCGTTAGAAAGATTAAGAATTTCTGGTGGTTCAGTAACATCTAATTTTTTACCCTTTTTTTGTCGTTTTTTCTTGTGTAATTTAATCATTAAAGGTGATTGTTTTTTGATTAATTCATCTTTCTCATGTAGGTCTTTTATATATTTTATTCTTTCTTTTGAATTTAATTTATTATGTTCTTTTTTAAACATTCCTCCAAATATTTTATCAAAACCAATTTCTTCTCCATAATATATCACCAATGAATTTAATGCAATTAAATCAGCATTTGGAAATATATAAATTAGTGATTCTACTTCATATTTATTATCCATAAATTTACTTGGAATATCATTTTTCCAGTCAATCGTATGGTCGATAAATACATTATTATCTTTTAGTGATAAAACATATACATATTCTTTTGCAAAATCATCGATATGTTTTTCAAAAATAGTTATCAATTTTTTCCTGATTTTATATTCATTTTGTTCTTCTCCATCTAGAAAATCAAATTCTTCTATATCAATCGAATTTGTGATTAAAAATTGTAATGTTAGATCTTTAATCTTTTTCTCACTTAAGTAATATTTTCTAGTACTATTTTCACAAGTTAAGTAATAATTTTTGTATATTTCCTCAATATTTTCAGTCTTTCTTAATTCAATGAGTTCTTCAATAACATCTGAACTTATATTCATCATTATATTGATAAAGTGTGATTTACTTAATTTATTTACAAGTTAGAAATAGAAATAAGTCATAAAACTCTTTTCATTTTTTCTATTACTTCTTTTAATCCATCACAAGGATTACAAGAATTAACAACTTCTTCCATATCATTTACACCGATGAAGATTTAAAATGAACGCTAAAGCACTCAAAAAAATCAACAAGGTTTGCCCGTTTCAGGACGTGTAAATTTTGGTTTTGATGTATCGTGTAATACACCTGATGAATTTCTACATAAATAACTTGGTCTGTCTATGTTATGAACAGAATTGTATGCTATTTTGTAGATATTTTTCGCTCCATTACAATCTCTATTCCATACATTAGCACAGTTTTTACAACTAAGCAACCCATGGACTAATCTAAGATTATCACGGAATGGTTTTGGATTTTCCCTAACTATAAATTTCTCACATTTTCCACCATCACATTTAGAACACTTACAACTCGTTCTAAATTCATCTACTAAAAATGTTTTATAACCATTTTTACGAAATAAGGTTCTCATACCTTTTCCTTTTATTGGTTCTTTGAATTTCATATGTTTTCGTTGTTCGTAATCCCCAAAGCATATTACGGTTTCCTTTTCATTTCCAAATATTTTTTTGAACTGATTAATTAGTTTCTGTTCGCTTTTTAATCTATTCCAATATCCATTTAATTTTAATTTTCTAAATAATTCTTTTTCATAAAATTTAAAAATATTAAAATTCATTTCATTTTTTGCTTTACAATATTCTTTGAATTTGATTATATCTAATGTTTTACGATTGTATTTACATAATTCAGTTTCGTATTCTATTATTGTTTTATCTCCAATTTTAGTTTTCTTTTGTTCCAATAATATTTTTCCATATTTTTTACTTTTAGTTTCTTTTCGTCTTCTATCTTGACTATATCTATATTCATTCGCATTTGTATCACTACTATCAACGCAAAATATTAAATCGCACAAACCTGGATCAATTCCTACAATGTTTTTATCTTGTAATGTAGAGTAATCTTTTACTTCATCTATGTATTGTTCTTGGTTAGGTATTTTATTTGTTCGTATTCTTTTACCCACTTTATCTTTTCGTAATAATAAAATAGAGCAACTTACTCCATCTGTTTCTATCATATGATGAAATGAATACCATTTTTTACTAAAACATTGTTTTTCTGTTCTAAAAAAGAAATTCCAAATTTTATCTTCAAATCGTTTAAGGTTTCCCTTAAATAGATAATCACTTTTCTTTCCTTGTTTTTTAGTCATTAGAAGATGAACTAATGTAGTCGTATCTAATCTAATATGTTTTGGAATAATATCATTTCTCATAGGAAAAGGATTAGTTGTAGTATATCCTTGTTTTTCTACTTCTTTCATCATAAAAATCATACAAGTAAAATAATCTTGTGGATTACATTGTAAATCATAATATAAAT